GGTAGGAACCTGTGTTTCGTATCCCTCTCCATACCCAGATGGGCTGATTTCCATCGGCGCCTCATTCGCTGTTACTAATTCACCGCAAAATACTGATACATAACCAATTCCCTTCCCATCTAGAAATTCCCACGGAACATAACATTCATCATGATCCATGAGGATGAGTTTTCTTTTATCAGTCCTGCGGAATATAGCTGTCTTCGAGCCGGACCATTCATCTGTCATGAATTCAAAACGTGCCCTGAGATAATCATGGCTATTTGCTACTACCGTAAATTTATCCGTTCTGCTTATCTTCTGGTTTTCCACTCGGAATGTTATTACCGGTTCCATCCTTCACCACCCCATTTCCCAATAATCCATTTGCCTCCATATATTTAATTGCATAGTCCTTATTGTTATTCTTCAATAATTTATTTTCAACGCTATCCAATATGTATGGCAACAATTCCATCGGGACATTATTACTCTGCATAAGGGCAATGGCATGACTGGATATTTCGTTCTGGATAATATCCATCATCATTCCAATAGGTACCACTACCGGCTTTTTATTCAGTTCTTTTTCTTCCATTACATATCCTTCCCGATAATTATTTCTTCTGGTTCCACATCTTCATAAATTGGAGGTTTTGCCAGTTCCACGGCAGCCATTTTTTCTTCTTCTGTATATTCGTATAAGGCAACACTTCTCCTTGATCTCGCAAGTTTGGATGGCATTACTGCTGCATGCAACTCCTGTATCGCCTTAATCAGATACGGTATCAATCCAATGAAATTAACTCCAAGCAATCCGTTATCGTCCTCGCCGACAAGCTCTGGAATAATTTGTCGGAGTTGCTGGGCGATAATGCCGGCGCCAACATGCTTTCCATCGGTCAACCAATCGAAAGATTTAATCTCGATGCTATTAATTACATTTAACATGTCTTCTGCGTCTGTTATATTGTCTTTTAGCCTGGCATCAGACTGGTTTGTAATACTATTTCCGTGCATATTAATGTTAGAGTAGATGTCGGTTGATGATGGAGTTACTCTAAAATATGTAGCGTTGTTTGCAGTTTTAGTCACCGAAAAATTATCACTTTTAAATCCAGACGCAGTTGTCCATGATTTTAGAATCCCTCCACTACCCAACACAATATCATGATTCCGCGTGTTCAGCTTGGTTCCCAAGTACAAATTGTTAGCGGTAAAATCATCAAAATCCTTATTTGCATAAAAAAATTTAAACAAAAACGGAGTGTCAATATCTTTCGCAGCAGCCCAGGCCATGTAAGCAGCTTCGGGTTTTAAATCAAATGTAAGACCAGTACAATTATTATCCAGCTCATGATTATTTGCACCTATAAAACCCACTTCCGTATTATTGAAAAAGAGGTGTAATCTCCCGCCGTTGAGACTGGTGGTAGATGTATCCGAAACTGTGGTAAGGGAGCCTTTCTTTATTACAATTCCGTTGCTCCCGAATCGCCCTATTTCCTGGTCTGATTCATCTTTTACCTGCAAAAGCCCATTAGTATCATTGAGTCCGCCAAGGACCAATGATCCGCCTCTTGCATATGTCATATTTATATAGACTTTACCGTCCTTCAGGTATATTCCCTGATCCTCTCCGTTATTTGTCAGAGTATCAAAGATTATCTCCTGTGTAAGATTTGATACATCAACCACTATGGATACTGTTTGCTGGTCCATTTCAGTTTGTGTGCCACCCGCCGCATATAAAACACACTTCAAAGCAGTAGCTGTAGCTGTAGGCACATATCCCTTGCTAGTTTCGTCTGTTTCAGATGTATATCTGGCTTCCCATGTTTCTCCGTCTATACTTTCGGAAATTACGAATCGGCCATAATATGGCGTCCTTTCAGAGCTATCTCCATCACGGTAATATGAACTAAAGGTAACAGATGTGGGTGATATACGTCCATCTTGGCCTCTTTTGATAATCGCGGTTGATGCATTAATAAAATATGTTCTTCCGTCTGTACCGTCCTCGCCATCTATCCCCGGAATTCCCTGGGGGCCTTGCTTATTCTTGGAGATACTGAAGCGTTTGGTTGCGGTGATCTCCATGTATCTAACCGTAAAATCGACATATCCGGCATCGGTTGTCATGTTTGTTACGGTATAACTCCAGAACTTTTAGACACTGTAATAGGGACTTCTGCAGATATATCCGTCTGCCCCCATAACACATATACCGTAGTGTCACACCCTGCATACTTCCCGTTATTGCCGTCGGCGTCTGTGGGAACTACATGAGCATCGTTTTCAAGCTGGATATTTAAAGTTCTCATTTTCTCTGCTTCCTGCAGGGCTTTGTTTGCTGCGTTATTCACTTCCTCTATTGCTTTTGTAACTGACTTGCCGCCGATACGAACAGAATCACCAGATATCACAATCTCCTTTGTGTCCATATCTACCAGGAAGATTATATTTTCGTCCTTATCCTTCACCGATATGCGGCCTGTGTCAATCCATGAGGCACTCACTCCTATAGCGGTCAATATCCTTACGATCGTGTCGCCGTCGACCGTCATCCCACCATTCCAGCTTTCCCCTCCGTCTGTGGATACGCCCCAGGCTTCTGCGTTCATTTTCCAGACAATGTTGGAGTCCGCCAGGTTTGGCCTGTCATGCAGGTAAAAGATTTTTCCGCCGGAAGCCTGCACCTCTACCGTTGTATAAAGTCCCGAGGATGCGGCTAACCGATTGCCCAATTCTTCCAGGGCCTTCTCCCGTTCTGTCCTCTCCTTGCGGATCTGTTTTCTCAATTCTACATATGCCTGTGTTGCGGCGGAATATCTTGTGGCTTTATTCCTGGCCGGGGTCTGCGCATCGCAGGTCACTGTTTGATAATTTCCGGAAGAGAACACCGTATTTGTCACCAGAAACTTATATGTTTTACATTTCCGGTCAGTGAAGAAACCCACATCACCCGCTTCAACTGTCGGATCACTCAGACAGGAAAAAGAAAGAGGCCTGAAGCGCAGCCCAATCATTCGACTTCCTAAATATGCTGCAACCTCCTGGCCTCTCCCCGGCGGTATAAATCTGTTTTCATCTATTGATAGCACATATCCTTCTGTGCCCGTTAGATATGGAACAACCTCATCCTTATTGACATCCGGTGAATATTCCTTTACCAGAATACCTGTTATTACAACATCATCAGTGGATATTTCTGGGCTTGTGTAAGATATGAAATGATGACTGGATAATAAATCATTGAACGTCCCTCCGCTGTGTGTATCACCTTCATTCCACGGTGCATAGACACCGCCATCCGAATCATCACCGGTCTGGTACTTTGGCGTTCCATTATCATATACGCCGCCGTCTAGTTCATCCTCGAGAATACCTGTCTGGAACCATTTAAGTTCCAGTTTTCCTTCAGTGTTGCACCGGGCAAAGCAGCACGCGATCTGCGCACACCAGTTAAGCACCTGCCGAAAAGTCAAGGCTTCATCGGATGGTCTTTCCTGGACAATGTACGTGTGATTTGTAAATTCAAAAGTATTCAGTCCTACCCCGCATTCAGTACACGCATCCCGGACTATGGCCCCGATCGTAGCGGGATACACTAATTTGCTTTCCTTGTACGATACATCAAACTTTGACATGTTATCCAGGCATTCAAGTGTAATCAAGGAACCGTTATACGACGTTTCGTCTACTGTATATTCTCCCTTTTTCACATACTCTTCTGTCCCGTCCGGCAGTACAAGACCTACTCGGACATTCCTTATCGCGGCATCCGTGAAATCATATTCAGAATATTCATCGTATATATCGCCTAAAGTAAACGTCAGTTTATTTGTTATAGCAGCGCCGATATCTAAACTCCCAGAATTGGATACGGCATCCTCTATCTTGAACGTATCCGACCAAAGATTTCCATTTGAAATCGAAAGGGCCGTCCCATCAGTTAATACAATTTCACATCTCAGTAAGTATGCTCGTTTATCATTATTTAATTGTTTTACAAAATCAACCGAAACGTTTTGCATTGTATTACCTCTCTATGATGTCAAAAGACAATTGTG